AATTACATCCTCTCCGATATCCCGTGGGGGCTCGTCGAGGACAATATGATGAAGGCAAACGTCGCAAGGCAGCTCGATACGCTCATGTCCAAGACATGGATTCGTGAGAATATCCTCAAGGTGCAGGACGACCAGCTTGAAAGCAGGCGCAACGCAGGTGACCAGGTCGAACAGTCTCCGTTCTTCGTGAACTTCGAGGTTATGAAACGGTTTAGGGAAGAGGCACAGGCTGCGATGGCACGGGGAGACCAGTTTGGCGCACAGATGCTTGGCCGGTTCGCCTCCGTCCTCATGCAGAGCCTCGTTCCCCAGCAGGGGAGGGGAGTTCCTCCACAGCCAGGTCAGGGCCCTCCGGAGGCTGGCGGTACATTTAACAACGCCGGCGGCGGAAGGCCGGAACTATCACCTGAGAATATGCCACCTGGAGAAACCCCGCCGGTTGAGGCACCCGCTGGCGGTGGTACTGCTGAGCAGGCAGAAAGGAACATCTGATGGCAGACCCAGAAGAAAACAACGACGAGTTTCAAGAAGAAGATTATAGGGGGTTTGATAGGCCCCCACTCTTACGTCCTGGCGCATACCGGCAGATGATGCGCCAGCTTCACACAGATGAGCAGCCGCGCCCAAGATCAATGACGCCGAAAGAAGTAAGGATAGAAATCCGCCAATGGGAACAGTATTTACAAGATGCGCAACGAAGACTGGTAGCGGAGGAGCGCAGGCTGGAACAGTTCCGTATACAGTCGCGACGAGTATATGATCCGCTTGAGAGTAGAAAAGGGGAAGAACAAAGGATTAAAGCACGCCTGGATAATGCGAAAAGAAACGTAGAGAACTTCGAGAGAAACCTTGCTGACTTCGAGGAAAGATTAGAAGATATACTGGCAGAGCCAGAGAGGGCTCAAAAGAAGGTAAAGGAAACTACCCAGCGATATATACGAGAAGGATATACCAAGTATCTGCTGCGCAAGGCAAAGGAATTCAACAACGGCGATGCTCTTGATGAAGGTACTATTCGGGAAATAGAGCGTATCGGCCCTGCATTAAGCGCCCAGCCTGTTTTTAGCGCGAACAATTTCGTCATAAGGTTTTCAAGAATAGTAGGCCCATCTGGAAGAGGGATGCCGGGGGCTCCTACTGTTTCTAATTATAGCGATTTTGAAGACTGGTATACGACAAGCTCCTATGCACAGCAATGGTGGGAAGAAAGTGGCGCTGACTTAGGGGTGCTCTACCAAAATAGAGACACCATTGAGAAAAATCTTGCAGGGGTTACTGTGCGAGGCCTGGAGGGTCAGGCACTAGGAGACCCGCCATTCCCAAAGACATTTGAAGCTCTCCCGGGCTATGGCGAACAAGTAGAAGAAGATATGGGCACCATACCTGTTCCTGATGATATAGCCGGCGAACTAAACGATATAGTGCGTGCGTATTTAGAAGCTGATGTATTTCCTAATACGCCGGCAGCATGGTTGCCAGAAGCTGGGATTACCGAGCTGGTAAATGGTTTTATGGCAGCGGCTGCGAGGTATGCGCCGGGATCACAGGGTTCCGCAGATGAATTGATTCTCTTGGCAAAACTCGCATTCCCTGTTTCTGAAGAAGAGGCTGATCTGCTGGCAACTTCGCTTGAGGCTGATATCTGGGGATACGGAAATACTATTCACCAAGCTGTACATAATTCGCAACAATTCACGGATACACTTGAGAATATGGTTGTCAAATTCGACTTCGATGCGTCATGGGATCGGATGAAGGTGAACCGTTCAATGAGCCCATCGGCGTCGTCAAAAATAGATAGATATAAGGCAAAAGCCAAAAAACAATGGGAGGATTCCGGGACGCCTCCTGACCAGTTCCTGGAATCCAATATTGCCCCGCATACAAACTGGGAAACGGGAATTGTTGGGGGATTTGAAGAAGTAACGCTCGGCGAAGAACTCTATCAAGCGATGAAGGAGAGATTCCCAGACGTAAAATTCGATTCGGCGTATACCACGCGTATTTTCGGCTCTGCTGCTGAATTAAAGATACAGATAGATGCAGCGGAAGCCGACGCCAGGATGGAGGGGAGAGACCCTGTTGCCGCCCGTGCAGAGGCGATCTCTCGCTTTGCTGCCGAATACCAGACACAGGAAGAGTTTAATATCTCGCGAACCAGTGAAGAGGATATATTCCGTCGTATCGCTTCTGGACAGGGGATAGATTCGGAGGTAATCGAATATATCCTTAATCCGCGTAATGCCCCAAGGGATGAAACAGAAGCACTTCTGAGGCGTGCTTACAAACACGCAGTGATGGTCACAAATATATCTGCCGCCCGGGATGATGACCCAATCACCTTTGCCGTAGCCTTTGAGAATGCGTTAGAGCGGAACCCCAGCCCTGATGAAGCGAAAAAGGCTATATTTGCACACTTCCTTCCGCCGAACATGGCTATTGCCGGGACATCTACAGCCATGCCAGTGTCGCTAGGCAAGATGGCGCGTGACCGCGCAGGAGTATTCCTCCAGGCTATCCAGGATTTGGCGGGCGAGCCAGGGGAGGATTTCCCAGAGGGCATCCTCCCGGAGGGAGTTGCCATACCAACAAACCTGGAGGAAGCCGAGCTGGTATTACGAAATAACCCGGACCTTATCGGGCAACTTGGCCTCGGTGATGACCCTCTCCAGCCGGTGCTCACGAAAGAGGAAGCGGCCCAGTTCCCGTTTGCGCAGCAGCTCAGGCAAGCTGTATCCATAAGACGGCAGCAGCAGGCATACGGTGATCCTGAGCGCCTTGCGGAGGAGCTCCAGATAGGGCCAATTACATTCGGTGAGAACCTGGATATCGTTGAGAAGCAGATAGAGGAACAAAAACGACGAATAACTAGGGAGCAGAGCAGGGAGAGAACAATTAGCCCTGGTGACCCGAGCGCTCCTCCTACTGCTACAACGGCAAGGGTTGTCCAGGTTGGCCCTCTAAGCGGAGAATCTGAAATGCTTGCGGGAGCCCTAGGGGATATCGAGGCTGCTGAAGAAGAACTGGCACGCCGCAGGAGGATACAGCCTGGGCGTCGAGCGCCAAGAAGGGTGACGGCATTATGACTCAAGATAAGCATATAGCCGCACGCGAAACATCGGAGCGTGACCGCGCAGCCGTTCAGTGGGACTTTCCTGCCGTTCAGTGGGACTTTCCTGATATTCCTGACTTCTTTGCTCAGGATGCGCCAAGGACGAGACCGATATTGCCAGAACAGCCCCAGGTTGAAGAAGAACCGGAAGAAGACCAGGATGGTTTCTTGCGCTCTGCCGTATCCAAGGTCTGGGACTTATTTACAGAACCCGGTGAACTTACCGCAGGGGGGGCCATATCGGGCTTCCAGGCGCAAAGAGAGCTTGGAATGACGCCGATCCCAATCCTTGGGCAGCTCCGGGGAATTTACGATCCCAGGGTCCGCGAGAAGCAGGCTGAAATCCTTGGAACAAAGCCACTCTCATTCATGGAAACACTCCCGGTTGTTGGCCCGCTTGTAGGAAGAACAAACGTCAAGGACTTTAATCGTGCAGCGATTGAGTACGAACAGGAACGGGAATCGCTATTCTGGGGGGAGAAACTCCTGACAGAAATGGCCCTTGACCCATTAAATGCGCTGTTTATTTTTGGAAAGCCTATAAAAGCGGCGCAGGCAGCAAAACTTGGTAGCAAAGGGATACTCTCCAAGCGGATCAGTGAGGGAATTCATTCCGATACAGTCCCGTTCCGGAATATGCGGGACCTTATCGATGAAGTAGAGGTATCCTCAAACCCATTCACGAGATTTTTGGTTGGGAAGAGCGGTATAAACCCATCTATACTGCGAAACAGCCTCGTCGGGAAAATGTTTATCGGGTTCAATAGGCAGAAAATAGCCTCCGACGAGCTGCGGGACTTAGTTGTCTCCTCCACGTTTGATAAACACGCGAAGGGGATGGTCGACAGGTTTGGGCATATCCTCCCGATTGATAATGACGGCTTTATCCAGGGTACCGGAAAACTCTGGAACGATGTATTTTCCAGACCGGACGACTTCGTAATATCTGCAAACGGAACTCCGCTTCGAGCTCTTATAGACGACGTTCACGATCTCATAGACACGATGAACAGGTGGCGAGAAAACGCCGGGTTAAAGCCGTTTAAGAAATTGACCCGTGAAGGTAACTGGTTCTGGATTCCTAGGCAGGTAACGACTATTGAAGGGGTTGTCCTGCAAAAACCAAGTAACCCTAAACTCCAGCGATTGTGGGAAGAGGCATCTGAAGGGTTTGCAAAAGGGGTTCGCTATAATACCGACCCCAGGGCTACCATTGATATTTATGTCCGCCAGACCCTTCGGGAGATTATGGAGAAAGAATTTGATGACATAGTGAAGGAGAATCTCGCGTCTATTACCCCAAAGATGCTTATTCCAAGGCGGATTGTGGAGCTAAGAGACAACGCAGCGGAAGCCCTTAAACGCGCAAAGCGTGAAGTCAGCAGCATACATATTCCGCTCGTAGACGCCAAGAAGCAACGGGCATTGATAAATATTAGCAGAGGATATGACGAAGCCCTGAGAAGGGCAGCGCAGGCAGGAATCCCTATCGTAATTACCAGAACAATGAAGACTAAGTTAAAAAAGACACTGAATCCCAAGACCGACAAGACTTTCACTGACGCCGATATAAAAACAATGAAGCCGGAAGAAGTCTTCGATACCCTGTATCCTCCGCAGGCGGTTCCTCCCATCGCTGCACCTGTTGCGATGTCAAAGGCAGCGTTTAACTCTGCCAGCCTAACAAAGAAAGAGATGATAGCTAGGGGCGCAGACGGGAATCTTAATCGTGCCATAGAAACGGAAGTACCTATTAGTCGTATAGAGGGATTAGAGCCTATTCCATCTATGGAAGGTGGCTATGTTCCCGGAAGGCGAATAACACAACCAGTTGAGATTAAGTATGAGAATGGTCAATTTATTTTGTACTCAGGGAACCATCGTGTGCAGCAAGCCATAGCCAATGGAGACAGTAAAATACGCGCATTTGTAGAGGGCAGCTATGAAGATTTAAGTGGCATATTACCACCCTCCACCGCTGCACCTGTTCCTAGGGGGAAGGCGGCTCTCCTTGGAGGTCGCAGGCAATTAGAGGCATTGATAAAAGAACGGCAGGTAACAAGACAGACCCTGATTACAAGACGCGCCGCGGCTAATAGAGCTGAAAAGATTGCACAAGGCGAATGGCAGAGAGCGGAGATAGCGTACCGAAGAGCAATGGAAAGCGCCAAAGCAGCGTCGGTTGCCCCTGCCCACCTTTTTTCTTTCGGGGACGCGCAAGCCGGAGGAAAGATTGGTATTAAGCAATGGCATAACAGGTTTTTTCCAGAGGAGATCGCGAAAGAACTTGAGAACGGAATGGCGGAAATTATTAACCCGGCTGAACTAGACGTATTCTCGAAAGGTATCCGGACTGTTGCAGATTCCGTCCGTGTTTTGTCCGCTGGCGCAGATATGGCTATGCCATTTATCCAGGGTCTCCCGATGCTTGCACGAAACCCACTAAGATGGGCAGAGATGACAAAAAAGCACTATCAAGCCTTTTTTGATCCGCAGGTGCTGGCAAGAGAATTCCGCGAACACGAAAAAACTTACGTCAAGATGGCACGCAACGGTATCTCGATTGGCGACCCAGAAATGTATGCCGCTCTTCGGCAAGGACAACTCCCGTCACTTGATGCCATGTGGGGAAAATTACCCAAGGGCGCAGAGGTACGATCCCTGCTTAGTAAAGGCGGTAAACAGACCTGGGGACGTTTCCAGTCTTCATATAACACTGGGCTAGCTACTATGAGGAGACTTACCTGGGAGGCATTAGAGCCAAACTGGAAAGGCACGGAATCCCAGCTTGCGCAATATATTCGCAACCTGTCCGGTGCGCTTGACAGCCGAGCGCTGGGAGTATCACCCAAGCGATCAGCGCTCGAAGGGATGTACCTGGCATTCTCGCCGCGGCTGCTAAGGTCAACGATTGGCCTGTTCGCTATGGCTGCGAAGCCTGGGACACCACAGGGGAAAGAGGCTTTACGCACATTAGGGCAGCTCATGGGAGGGGCAGTAGGGTTCTATGTTGTTAGTGGGCTCGCACTTGGTAAGTCATGGGAAGAGATAGGAACAGGGCTTACCCCTACGGAAGGGAAGAAATTCTTATCACATGAAATAAACGGGGACTGGATAGGCGTTGGCGGACAGGTGCGAGCGATCATGCAAGCTATGTCCCATGCGTATTCGTCTTTAGCTCCAGGCGGTCAGCCAATACAAAATCTTTACAGCCTTAACCAGTACGATAACCCGATCATTGCTATGTGGCAGTCCAGGGGAGCTCCTGCCCTTGGGCTTACCCAGGCGACAGCTGAAGCCGTATTCGGCGCTGATGTCCTGCCGTTTGATAAGGTGGATAATGTTCCCGATCTGATTAAGCACGTAGGCACATCTGCGCTTCCGTTTTCAATCCAGGGGATGGCTGAAGGCGAGGATGTCCTTGCTACCGCGTTTGGGTTTACCGGTATGCGTACATCTGCCCAGACCCCGGGTGAGTCCAGGAACGAGACTAGAGGGCTAGCCATGATACGTCTCGGGTACAGCGGAAAGTATGACGATCAGGATCAAATTGTTAAGAATCATATAAATAGCCAGCCAGAGGTAGTCGCGGCGCAGGAAGAGGTTGACGAACGCGGGCGCGATCGCGGTACTGGATGGCAGGAATATAAGGATAAGCGTAACGCCATTAACGAAGCCTACCGTAACCGTATCATAGGGGCCTCTCGGGAGCTTTCGCTTCCTGAGTTCCGCAAGCTCTACGGGAAAATCAAGGCTGAAAAAGCCATGGAAAAGAGTAACCTGCAAAAAAACTATGCTGAAGACCTTGAGTTCTTAAATGAGCTACCACCTTCTAAACACCCGGTCGATCTAGCAATTGATGCGTATTACAACAGCGTCATGGACCCATCGCTGGAAGACCCGATCACCGGGGAATATGATTTCAAAGAGCGGAAGCTAAGAGAAGAAGAGTTTGAGGATCGTTACGGACGTGCTATGCACAATAAGATACAAGGCTATATACATCAGAACGAAACACTGGTTGAGCAGGAACTCAGAAGAGTCCGCGATGAGCTTGAACCATACTGGGAGGTACGTGACGACTATTTAGACAGGCATCCTAATGCCAGGAGAATCGAAGAAATTATAGATCGCAACAAGCGCCCGGGCGGGAACCTTTCGATCGCGATGCGCTATTCTAAGCACCCGTCATATAAGGCGTACCTCAGTTATGTCAGAAAGAGAAGAGAGCTGCTTCGTCAACGCTTCCCAGCGTTTAAGAAGTACCTCATTGCCTGGTATGGCGGAACTCCAAAGAGCGCACGAGATTTACGCCAAGCGCAGATTTATATGGATGTTGTAAGGCGTCTTATAGATACCCCGCGCATGAACATACCTCCGGGTGTGGAAGAGCAGGCAGGATGAGTCTACTTGACAATATCTGATTACATAACTTAGGCTACCGACAAGAGCAGCTACGCTGCAACCATGTTGCGCGTAGCAAAAAAGGAGTGGGATATGCCAGACGATACCAAGAGCACAAACGCTACAGCGGCCTCGCCGGACGGCTCCACGCAGGCTTCTACGTCATCTGCCATTGGCGCACAGCTTGATGCTGCCGCCTTGGGTAGAAAGAGTAGCCCTGCTAAAGCGTCAGCGCCCGCTGTCGATATTGCTGCTGAGGTAGAAAAAGCACTGGCTAAGGCTCAGTCTAGCTGGGGCCGTGAACGGGCTACCATGGAGGCAAGGCACTCGCAGGAGATCGCTGAACTCCAGGACAGGCTTGAGTACGGCGACGACGTAGACAAACTGGCGGAGATACGGGCACGACGGGCAATGGCCTCAGAACGGGCCCTTGTAGAGCAGGAGCGGGTTGAGGCCCGCAAGGAACGGCTCATCGCACAGGGCATACCAGAGGCACTGGTTGCTGATATAGACTCCATATCCGCTGCGGATGCCGTAGCAAGGGTATGGCTGTCTGTCAGGGATCAGATTACTCCCCGTGAAGCTCCCTCCCCTGAGACCGATGAAGTCCCGCCACAGGAACCTCATGCAAGCCCCGGTGGGGGCGCTCTTGGCCCAGCAGTTGCTGAAACTACTAAGCAATCTATAACGGCTATGGCCGACGGGGACGAGCCCTTTGATGCCAAGAAAGCAGCAGATATTCTTGCAGAACTGGGCGTCCCACGATAAAGGAGTAAATCGTCATGCCTGGTGATACTACTACTCAGAGTCTTGCGGACTCTCTGTCAACCATGCGACTCGGCGCACGCATCGTGCTTGAGCAGAAGGGCCGGATGCGCGATACTGTTGACCGCGTTGTGCTACCAAGCAATATAGGCAACTCCTGGTCAGAAGTTGATTACGGTCAGCTCACGGCCATGGACATTACGGAACTTACGGATATTGATGAGAACCCACAGGAACTGTCTGATACGCTACGCACTATCACCCCGGCAGATAGTGGCATATTTGTGTTCTACACAGACCGTGTGGCGGATCGAATTCTCCAGTCCGCGGCGGCCATTGTCCGGAGCGGTGAGCAATCCCAGAGGGCTCTCCTGCGAAAAGAGGACGAGGATGGTATCGCGGTGGGTCAGGCAGCAACAACGGACTTGGGCGCAGCTGGGAATCCTCTCACCTCGACCCTTGTCCGGCACGCCAAGTACCGGATATCTTCCAACGCTACGGAGCGTGGGGAAGGCCCGTACTATATGCAGCACCACGGGTTCTGTCTCACGGACATCGACGACGAGCTAACTGCCGCTGTCGGAACCTATGAGATAACCTCCGGTATGACCGCA